GCAAAGATACTAAAATGTATCCTTTAATCTGCGACATTTTTCTAATTCTTTTACACACCTCATACCCCTCTCTACTTCCCGTATCGTTCGTATTACCCTCTATGGTGTGAATACTTAAACCGTCTATTCTTTCAACAAAGCCAGTATGTCCCAAACCTTTGCCGTAGTCCATTATAAAAATAGAGCCTACTACAGGTGTTAAAGACTTCTTTTCTTTTGGTGTTTTATTCCATTGAGCCAAAACTCCGCCCGTTTTAAAAAGGTTTACTCCTGCCTCTTTGCAACACCAATAAACAAACGCCATGCACCATGAAGCGGGGAAATTGATCCCGACACTGTTGAGATACTTTTTAACGTCTGCACCCCAATTACTGCCCTTTGGGACTTCTTGGACTCCTATTTGTGAGATTGCTATTTCTATGTGTTTCATGGCTTATAAATGTCTTGTTCTTTTTTATACTTACTATCGATGTAAAGTTGCAATAACCCTAAAGCACCGAGCCAACATTGTAATGCAAACTCTACATCTTTGATTCCTATTTTACCGAATAGCATAGGTAGAAAAGTTGCACCTCCTAAATAAATCATACCTTTTCTAATTAAAGATAGGTATCTCGGTGTATTAGTTTTTCTTGTCATGTTTTTTCTTGAATAATTGTATTAATAATTGACCTATGTTTATCTCTTTTAAAATGTGTACGAACAAACCTGCACCAACCGAAAAAATAAACGTGATTAATTTATCGGTCATGTCGATGTTGCGCCCTAAAAAAAGGAACAAAATAGTACCGCAAATTTCCCCGATGTGATTCTTAATGTTGTGTGCCATCAATATTGCTTGGTATATCATATCATTGAAAGCCCTAAAGAAACCCCGACTGCAATAAATTCTTCATACCGTTCTCGCCAAATTTTAACACACCAAAAAAATATAAATTTTAATTTCATAATTCTATTGCTTTTATTGAGTGGTCTTTTTCAAATAAGTTTAATATCCAGTTTAACCCTTTTCCCATTAGAGAAAGTTTGTTAAGTTTCAAATTCTTGCCTAAAACACTTGAGATGGTTTCGTCGGGATTGCCGAACTTATGACCGTTTTTTTTAATTAAAATATCGTTGAACAATTTAGCAAGATAGGTGTTGGCTTGTTGATCGTCTGCAATCGCACATTTAAAAAGGTATCCGTCTAATTCTGCATACCCGTTTTTAAACAAGGTCAGTAAGCACGAATAAGTAAACCCAATAGGGTAGAATATACATTTAAGTATTAAAGCCGTTAGATATAAAATTAAACCCCTCATAGTACTATTATATTATTATTACTTACTTGAGTTGCTACATAGTCCCAAAGTGGCATTAAAGAGCGTTTTAAACTTTCGTAATTACCTGAATCTAACTCAGCCCTAAATTCCAACCATTGAAAGTAAGCTAAGTTTACAACCTTTATACTTTGATAAGTGTCTAAAGGAATTATAAACCCACTTAAAATAAACATATCTTCAGGGAATGCCCATTGATATATCTCAGGGATTTCAACTGCGTAAGGCAATAAACTTGGGGCGGTATAATCAACTTGAAAAACTTTAGAATCTAAGTCAATAGTTTCATAAGTTAAAGTTTCAAATATTTCAGGGAACTCAACTAATGAATTTTCACTTGTAGCAAATTTCCCAATATATTCTCCACTCAAAATGGGAGCAGCATAAAATACTAAATTATCTTTTTTACTTAAATTATATTGATTAGTGTTAATTATTATCATAATTGTTGTCTATTTAATGCTAAATTAAAAGCTTGTACTCTTGTATTAAAGTTGCCTAATTGCGTATCCGTTAATCCTTGCCCAAACCAATACCCCGAATATGTCCTTGCAGCGTGTAGCGTATATCCTGATAATCCTGAATTTATTGCAGCACCTAATGTTAAAGGTAATGTATTTGGTAACGCTGGTTGTCCATCGGCAGTGGTGCTTACACTTATTAAATTAGTTGTATTTCTAATTGATTTATATGCACTACCTAATCTATTAACAATAAAAAAAGATGTATCTGCCCCACTATAAGCAACTGCTTGTGCTGAAAATATACCGCATCTATGGTTAGAAGTAGAATATTTAATACTTAAATGAATACCTGAATTTAATGCTGCATAATAACCTATATCTACTGTGTTCGCAGTTGATGTGCCACCTTGAGAATAGCACCCAAAATTAAATTCATACCCAGTTTTAAATTGTCTTGGATTAGCATTAATATAAGCTACATTTGATGAACCATTCATCACTACACCTAATTCATTATGCGTAGGACTACCAACAAAATAAAGAATATCCTGCTCAAATGTTGTAGGATTTTTTAAGTTCCATTTATGCTTTGCAGCCGTACCTCCAACAAATGGGAAAAAACAATATAATTTATCCCATATCCCATCAGTAATTAATCCATCTACTAAATTTGTAATTGCAGTTCTTGCTTGAGCATCCGTATATCCCGATGTAGACCAATCGGTTTCTTTACTTAAAAAGAAATCAGCGTAATCATAGGTTTGCCAATTTAAAGTAGTATTTGCACTTACTGAATTTGTAAGCAAAGTATTGCCAAATCTATCAACCGTCCCAACATCATATGCAGTACTTGGTACAATCCATTCAGTTCCTACTTTACTACCTACTTGGTTTCCTGAACCATCTTTAACTAATATGTTAGAAGTTGACCCACTTGGATAAGGGGAGAAACTTGCTGAGTTAATTGTTATTGTGGAATCAGGGGCAGTAATATCCGAACTTCCCCCACTTGCAATACTTGTAGTTGACAATGTAGTCCCTAAAGTATTCTTAAGTACTGCTGAAGCGTTTGGACAAGATGCCGTAACAACCCAATTACCACTAACCAAAGACCCTACTGGAGTTCCAAACCCGTCCACTACTGCAATATCCTCAGTTCCTCCACTCGCTGCACTCCCGTAAGCAACACCATTAATTGTTATTATTGCAACTGGGCAAGAACTTGTCGGAGGTGTTGGTGTTCCCGTAGTTGGAACTGCACACTCATTGTAGTCAAAATCAGCCGTTACGCTAACAGTAATTAAATGACCTGCAATCCTATCTTTAAAATCATGGATAAAAGGAGTTAAGGTATTGCTCTTGTCAAGGTCAACATCTCTATTAAGGTTAAGAGTAGCTAAAAGGTCTAATCCTATTTGGAAAGTATCGCTTTCTACTTCGACTTTATTTGCATCCCCATCTTCAAGCCTATCTCCGATTAAAATATTAAAGTTGTAGGTTATCTCATTCCCACTTATTGAAGATGGTTGCGGACTAACCCAAAACAACGGGTAAGTTGTAGCCGTAGATGAACTAATTTCCGATAGGTCACCATAGCCATAGTCTTTAATCTGCAAATGGTTGTCTGCAAAATCCTTAAAATATTTGTAAAGAATGTTTTTAGTAATCATTTCTTTTTCTCTATGTAAACCATTAACTTTTGTAAGTTCTTTTTAGTGATTTTCTTATTAGCAATCTTTACAGTATGGGTAATATTTTCGTTCATTGTTTTTTCTTCTTGACCTGCCTAAATAAATTCCAGTGTTATATCCTAATTCTCTTGATTGAATGTCTTGAGCGTTGTTATTGCCTGACATCCACAAAGGGTAAGAGGTGTTATATTCGCTTAAATAACCTGACAACCTTTTGCCGTAGAACTCAGCCATACGCCCCCATTTTTGTTCTATCAATTCTAATTCTCTTTGGCTTACTGGTTGCTGATTATCTGAATTTTGGGTTACTACTCCTTTATTTGAGAATCGGTAGTTGAATATTATCGCCCCATCAGCGATGGTTGCGTTGATAATAAAATCTCTGATATAATCGTCTAACAAAGTTTGGTTTAACCCCGTTAAAGTCGATGCGTTGATTTGGTCTGCAATCTCATTGTAAAGGTCTGAGCCTAAAATTTGTTGCAGTTGTAAATCTTGCACCATTATTATCGTCTGAGCAATAAGCTTGTCATCGACGTTATTCTCAATTACACCATATTTTTTTATGGTGGCGGTGCTTACGAAAAGTGGTTTTAAACTCATTTCTATTTTTTCTTTTTAACTAATACGCTCTCAAAGAAATGGCGGCAAGAAGGGATATGAGTAACAGTGCCTTTGATAGTTTGCCATCCACCCTTATACTTGAATACGTCATCGTTATAACCCTTTGTACTTGCATCGTTTTGTAAATTATCTATTTCTGCTCTTGAATACAATTTATTTGCTCCTAACATTTTACGACAAAACTCTCTTGAGGTATCTAAAAGTTTAGGCTCTAAATTAGTCGTGTATCTCCACTTTGTTTCTAAGCCGACCTCTTGGCTTGGGGGTTCTTGTATCTCTTCGGGAGTTATACTTATTTCGCCTTTAACCTCAGTGTACTTTACTTGTAGAATATTAGCCTTGTTTAATCTTTCTAAAGATTTGTAAAGTTCACTTTCTGAAATCTTTAATTTTTTTGCAAGGTCGCTAATCTTGTAACTCTTGCCCTTTTTTATTTCATCTAATAATTTTTGATCGTCTTCTTTTGCAAACTTATCCGAATCCGAATAAACAAAACAAGATTTTACTATCTCGTAATTGTCAGCCGATTCGCCTATTTTTAAAAACTCATTAAGGATAAAATCTTCTTGAGTTTCAAATGCACTTGTCTTTAAAACATCGCCTCCGACAATCGCAGGTAAATTTATAAAACTTCTAATTTCGTTAGGTGTTAATATTTCAAGAATCTTAGGAGCAATTATAGGATTAGAATTTATGATAGTTAAGATGTCATCTTTCTTTACAAGGTTTGGTTTTTCAATTCCTAATCTTTCATAAACCATGTCAGCAAATGAATCCGCATCTATTGTTCTGCTAATTACTTCTGAGGTCAACTCTATACCGATAGGGTCTAAGGTTGTTAATTCAACGGGGTTACCTATGAATCCATAAAGACTAAGGATATAATTCATGTCCTCTTCCTCCTCTTGTTGTTTTGGCTTTACATAGGTATTACTAAAGTGTTCCCATGACAAATCGAACTCAGACCTACCCCCACCTAATTCGCCAGGAGTTTTAATACCGAAAAGTAACCCGTTAGAAACTCGGTGAGAATAAAGTATCTTATTAATTGTGTCCTTGCTTAATTGTTCGTATTGTTTGTCGAGGTCATTAGAACGCAAAGGACTAATTTCGGGAGGTGTAGTATTCGGATTCTGAAAGTTTAAAAGTATCTCACCTGCGTTATCCGTTCCACTCGCTTTAGATTTAAATGCGTGTTCTATTTCTACTTGCTCTTCGTCATTTATGGCCGTCCCATTAAAGAACGTAACCATTGTCCCCGCACTAAATCCCGTCTTTACATTATTTAACTGAAAAAAGTTACACTCAATATCCGTTTCAATCGGTGTAGCACCGCTATTATATTCAGGTAAAGGGTAAATATCACTCGCAGGGTTATCGTCGATTAGGTAAAGGATTTGTTTCCCTTGTCTTTTTAAAGGGTCAAATGCAGGAAGTTTAACGGTGTCTTCAGGAAGTTTACCGTTTGAGCGTTTCCATTTAGCGTTAGTCGATTGTTCTCTTGTCCATTCTTTACTAATGTAAAATTCAGACTTGTCTACGTTGGTTCTAATTGTATTAAATGGTTGAAGCTTTACACTTTTGATTGCACCGAATACATCCCACTCAATAAGATAAGCACATCCACCGTATAAAGTACGTTCAAAGATTTTCTTTCTTGCTAACTCATCCGCCGTTTGAGAATTGTTAATAGAATTTAAAGTCTTTTCTAAAGCAACCTTATCCCCTGCCCAATCAGCTCTAATCTTAAAACCTTTCCCAAAGATATAAGTTGCCTTACCTTTTATAATCGCTCCGTGAATGCCTGAGTTATTGTATAAATAAGATAAGTAGTCGCTATAATCGTTATTCTTTCCATAAGGCACATACAACATATTAGGTTGTCTGCGGAATATGGGTGTTTCATTCGCATAAAGTGGAAACTTACTGAATGAATAATTTTTAGTTTGGCTCATATGCTTTTCTTGTTAAGGTAGATTCTTGCTCTACTCTTGAGGTTATTACTTTATCATAGGTCATTAGTCCATTTTCAACTACATTTAAACCAGTAGGCACTAAATTAGTTGAACTTACTTGTTCGTAAACGTTGTAGGTGTATTCATCGCCTAAAGGTATCTGAATTTCGCCTACTAATGGACTCGGTGTAGTTGTCTTTACAACTATTGTAAACTTATTATATCTCTCAGGATATAGGCTTAAATCACTTGAGATACAATAGTACTTTATTTGCGTTTGATTGTTAATAAATTCAAACAAGAAGTTAGGCGAGGATATAGTTATCTTTTCAGACAAAGTCAATACCACAACGTTACTTCCAAGATTAAGTCGAATCATTACTTATATTATATGATAAAGTAACTTAAGTACAAAAAAAAAGGGAAGCCGTTAAGCCTCCCTTTCTTTAATTATAATTTATTAGATTAATGTAGTAACAATAGCTTGAGAGATTCCATAAGGATAGGTCTTCTCTTCGCCAGTGAATGTCAATACAAAACCGTTTAAGTCACTTGCACCTTTGCCCGTTCCTGCCGTTCCCGTAGATAGGTCTAAACCATTCTCAGAACCGAACAAACTAAATAAACCGTTTTTATCTTTAACGATAAACATCAAAGGTTTTTGAGCAAGTACTCGAATCTCATTACGTTTAGCAACATCAAAACGATCGAGTTGAAACTCTACGCTTTGCATGATGTAACCGCTTCCACTTGTAACCTCCCCTGCGTTGTCTGCCTTAGCCTCTGCCGTGTTACGTCTAAGTTCATATTTGTAGAACTTTTTGCCACCCGTCATTGCCATTGCTGAAACTAAACCTGCTGAAGTTGTGAAAGTAGTAGTATTAAGATACTCTAATTCTCCGATGTAAACTTCGTCCACTCCACCGATACTATCTCGGCAATCAAGAGTGAATCCTGTTGATAGTAAGCACGGCATATTAAACTAATTTAAAGGTTACGATTTCGTTCGGGAATTTCACTTGAGTACCAACTTTGAAGTGAATATCAAGCATCATAGTTAAAGAGATTGGGTTCTCTCTGATGTTAAACATATCTTCGTCAGACTCCAAGTCAGTACCGATAATGAAGTTAGAAGTGCGACCTAAGTGGATGCGGTTTGTTCCGTCTAATCCGAAGTATGCAACTACCTTGATTCCAGTACCCGGTAAGATTAGTTCTTGAGATTGGTAAGCAGAACCGTTCACACCATCATAGTGGAATAAATTAGCAGCTTTCAATGCAAGGATTAACTTATCAAAAATATCGCTACCACACATGAATTGCAAATCAGATTTACCTTTCAATTTAGCAGGAAGCAATGCCCATATTCCGTCAAAGATAGATACTACGTTTGCAGAAGTGATGCCCGTTCCAGTAGTGATACCGCTTGGGTTACCGTTGATTGTAGTAGCAGAAGCATCAAGAATGATTTTGTTGAAACCATCGAATTGAGTCAAGTTAGCACCACCTGAACCACCGATTGCAGATTGCCATAATGCAGTTTCTTTAGCTTCAGTCAACAAACCTACAAGGAAGTTAGTAAAGTCAGCTTCGAATGCAATATAGTCATACATAGTGCCTGGTCTTAAGGCTCTCTCAGTCCAAAATCCTTCAAGTTCTTTTGCGCAAAACTCTTGTTGTACCTTGATTTTACCTACTGTGATGGTTCTTTTAGAGAAACCAGTTTTACCCGAAGCGTTAAATGCACAAGCAGTGTCAGCTTGGTAGAATAACTCAGTGGTGATGTAATGCAAATCTGCGGTACTCTTGATACCCGTTTGCTTGGCGAAAGTAGCACCCGTTTTGCCTTCATAGAAAGAACGGATTAATAGTTCAAGTGATTGGTCATTAACGACTGCTGGTAATCCAGTGGTGTCGTATGCGAATTTTTTAAGTTTCATCTTATTTATTTTATTTTGTTTAATATTTCAGTTAATCTTGAGAATTGAGAAGCGCCTACGCTTACACTCTTTCTCTTTGCATCATCCTTAACGGGTTCAGCTTCTTCGGTCTTAGCAAGGATTCCAACTGCGCTAAATAAAGCGGTTGTCTTTGCGTTTAATGCTTCAATTTCTTTAGCATACTTTGAGTGAATTTCAGCAATCTGAGTGTTGAAGTCATTTGCTTGAGCCTCTAATGCTTCGTTTACCTTAGACATCATTGCTTCGTCATTCAACGGGTTTTCTTCTTCAGGTGTTGAAACCTCTTCGATAACTCCACCCGTTACAGTGATAACAATGTCACCTTCTAAAGTGTGTTCACCGTCAGGCACTTCAACTTCGCTACCGTCAGCCATAATTAAAGTTACACTTTCGCCAACTGCGATAGTTCCTTTAACACTTGCGCTGCCGTCTAACAATTTAGTTTCTGCTAATTCAATCGCAGGTTCTACAACGGGCGTTTCTTCAGAAAAAACTTTCTTAAGTTGATTCGTCAAGTCTTCGCCTAAGACTTTTTTCAATTTATTAAATTCCATATTATTGATTATTTTATTTTTTAATTCTTCGTATTCATTTTGCTCGGCTTCGTCTACTTTCTTATCATTAAAGTAACCCTCAACACTAAAACCTTTGATATCGCCTTTCTTTGCCATGTCCCAAACTGCGTCATCCTCGATTTTTACATAGCCAAACCAACTCCCATCGGGTGCAGGAGTGAAACCGTCGGGCGTTTTTATACCTAATTTGCTATCAATTATAAAATGAGAGAGTAAATAAGCACCTTTTACGGGCAAATTATCGTCATGATTAAGGTTAAAAGACAGTGGTTTGCCACTTTTAGCGAGTTTATTTACGATTCTTGCGATGCTTTCAGCGGTAAATTTGACATAATACTCAGTCCCATCCTCGTCTCTGCGGTAAATTGGTTGTTCCGCAGCCATTAAAAAGCCTCCTAAAATCCTTTTTTCTTCATCTACAACAGTAAATTTGTGTTCTATTATAGGTTCATGTGCGGCAAATGTCTGCCAATTCCTTTCAATAGCAGGTTGTAATACTAAGCCAACTGCGAAAACTGAGGTTTCATCCTCTAAACTTTCGTCTATATCCAAAACATATAAAGGTAGCTTCATTGATTATATTATATTTATAATTAAACTATGTACAATATAGACTTAAATCAAAGTTGCGTTATGCCTAATCCTCGCTACTCGACCTTGAGAATCCGTTATGTCCTTTTCTAAAACATAGACTCTTTGGTTAGCACTCATTGGGTTACGGTTACTTTGGAATGTATCTATTCTTGGAGGTTGACTTGAGAAATTGCCCCCACCTATACCACCACCACCGCCTCCAGTATTACTAACACCCTTACCTCCAAATTCAGTTCTCCCAATCGCTACCACTCTTGCTAAACCACTTGCGGTTGCTATCCCTGCGGCTATTTGCGCCCTTATTGGTGCATCAGGTGTCGGAATACTTAACTGTGAAGCATAGGCTTTCTGCGCTGATAAATAAGTATCTATAATTGTAGTACTTATGTTTAACGCTTTATTTACTGCAAAGGCTCTTCTTTGCCCCTCTTCTGATTTGCCCGCAAATGCAGATGTTAAATCACTTAAAGCATTTAACCCATCCCTTGTTAGGTTTAATTTATTATCAAACAACTGTTTTTCTAATGCCAACTTTTTATCGGTTGCCTCTTGTTCTGCCAAAACCTCTGCCTCAAGTTGTGACATAAGCAAAGCCATATCTTCCTCCCCTTGTTTAACATTGTCTAAATATAATTGTACATGAGAATCTTGTTGCTCTAACTTTAATTCTTCTTTGACGGTTTTTTGTACAACAACTTTTTCTTTGCCTACTTTCTTTTTACTGTCTAAAATTTGTTTATTGTGTTGAGCCTCTAAAACTTTATCCTCTTGTCTTAATTCTTCAAGCTTAGTTTGATATTCTTCAGCAGATACTATGCCTTGTAGTTTTTGTCTTTCAAGTTGTAAAATGTTATTTGAAATTATTAAAGACTTCTTGCGATAAATTTGTTCTTCTTTACCACCAATTGCCTCAAGTATTTCTATTTCATTCTCTAAAGATTTATTCTTTTTATTATTTGCCTTTTCAAATTCCTCAACTTTTCTTTTGCCCTCTGAACTAATCCCTATAAAGTCAGTCACTGCATTATAAGCCGCCTTAAACCCTTTTGACAATGTGTCTAAACTTGGGATAAACTTCCCTACTACATTTTTAAGTTTGTCAAAATTGGTAACAAGTAAAGCAATCGCACCGATAATTAAACCGATTCCTAACGCTGCCCCTGCTATCCTTAACAACCTCATTGCACCCGTTGTAGTTCCTACGGCTGCTGCATATCTCTTCTGAGCAAATGTACTTATGTTAGTTGCGATAGTATTCGCAGTAGTGTAGGCTGCACTTGTTTTGTTAAGTGTGTTAGCGACTGCTTGAATCCCTGCAAGTGCTGACATTGCCCCTTGCAACTTAACCATTGTCTTTTGCAAGTCCTCATTCTCAGTTCCAACCATTGCCGTAATACCTTGAACCGCAGCAAACCCCCCGACAATACCTTGAGTTATGGAAATTAAACCGTCCAATCTCTTAGAGTCACTTGCTAAGTTCTTAACTTGTTGATTTACGTCACCTATCTTGTCTTGTAAATCACCCGCCTCTTTTGATAACTTATTAAACTGAGCATTGTCTAAAGTCCCTGAAGCCAATAAAGCTTTCATTTCCTTTAGCTGAGTTTTTAGACTCTTGGTTTTTTGTTCTACCTGCTCAACACTTTCGCCACCTTTGATGACTAAGTCTACTTCTATTTTAGTTTTTGCCATTGTTTAAAATTATTCCCAAGAATAAATGTATTGCATACTTGTTGCGATTGTTCCACTTGTTCCAACAGTTCCGATGTGTTTAACCGATAGTGAGATAAATTCGCCTGGATTCACATAGATCGGCTCAAGAAACATACTCACGCCACCTAAAGGTTGAGATAACATAGTACTAACTGCTTGTGCTGCGGTGACTGTTTGGCTAAGTTCGGGAAGTAAAACTACTCTCCTTGCTTTTGCAATCGCTGACTCTGCTGCTGCTATTGATACAACCGTATGCCCAAAGTTCAAAGCGAATGTTCTAACCATTGGCCCACCCACTAAAACAGTCTGAACAAATGAAGATAATTTAACACCTAATATTTTCAATCGTTTCCCCATAACCGAAACCGTACCCGCAGGGACTTGATAAGACATTAAGATACCATCAGTGTTAACCGCCAAAGTAAATGTTTCAAAAGCCATACCACCTAATCCACTTGGTAAGTTAGCCGTTAAAGATGCGTTAGCAGGAACTGCCGCAGTCGGGTTTGTTGAGTTTACATAAGTAGATAAACTTCCCATTGTTCCACCGCTTAAACCTTGATAAGCACCATACATTGCGTTACCCGTTTCCCCTAATGTTCTTGGTTGATTCAATCCACAAACTGAAACTCCATAACCCCTTAAAGTAGCTTGGAACACTCCACCTGCTGCGCCTCCCGTTATAACGTGTCTTAATGAGAAAGGTAAAGCAGATGCCATGAAAGGTTGCCCTTGAGATATCGGAGTGGAAATAGAACCGTAAAGAACATCGTCTATCCAAAAATTAACCCTATTATTAGAAGCCGCTACAATAAATTTATAGACATGGTTATTGTCATAAGTAAATGCAAATGCAGATGTAGTATTTTCAGTACCGTTATGATTGACAACCCCGAATAAACCTGAAGCGTTTAATCTAAAGTAAGCACCATCCGTCGGAGCGTATGGATTTGATGTCGGCCTTAAGAATAAACCAAAGTCTACAATAGTATTTGCAACGGGTTGATTAGAGAAAGATAAATCAGCTTGATTGTACAATACCGCACCATTAGACGGAAAGGCAAACATAGCATAAGTAGACAATGATAAGCCAGTAGTAGTAGTGGTAATCGATGAACCATTCGTTAACAAGCCACCCGTACCATAGGTATAAGTCATGGTTGTGGATTGGTTGTTATGCTTACCCGTATTTTGAGCCGTATAGTTGAATGTTTCATCATCCAAAGGAGTGTCTAAACTCATTCTTAATCTAAAGTCACTATCCGTTTCAGGACTCAATAAGTAAGGTTCACTCATTTTAGTGCCTCCGTCATTCTCAGAAACAATTTTAACCGCCCCAATATATTGAGGGTTTGTTAAGATATCCACTTCGGGACTTATCTTTAATTGGTAGTTTGCATCTACGTTTACGAGTCCTGCGTTGTTTGTTCCGCCTTGTATTTTGTTAGCCATATTTTATTTATTTTATTATGTAATTCATTGTATATCGTCCCCATGTTTCATTAGGTGCGACTCCGATAATGTCGAAAGAAACTCCGTTCACTATATTAGTAGCATACCCACTCACATTATCCCATTGGTAATCGTCAGGGTCATGGTCTGCCGTTGCCAATCCCGATGGCGAAACTAATATTATACTTCCCGTTAAAGCCTTTGAGTTTAAGACTGTATGTCTAACAAAAGAACTTTCTACCGTTCCAAAGTCTATTGTCACTTGACCTGAGTATCCTGCCCCACTATTTATGGTTGCTAAAGATTTGTTCTTCCATAACCCCGTTGAAGTTTCATAAACTAATAAATCAAAATTCGCCTCAGAGTTTAAACTAACGTCATGGATTTCATCTAACTCAAACCCGTTTATAATTGTGTAAACTATTCTACCATTGGTCGGACTTGTTCTTGCCACCACTCCAATCCTTACAATGTGATTTGGTGCAGTTGGTTTTACATTAGTCACATATCCTGCATTGGCAGGATCTAGCCAAAGTATGTCACCATCAGTCAAGGTTAATGCAGTAAATGGATTAGGTGCGCCCACACGAGTATCTAAAGTGTGTAAAGTTCCAACTGCGCAAACATTACCATCAGCATTATTAGCAATGTCAGCCATTACCACTCCAAAAGTCCCCGAACTTGTAGACTCGGCATTTGCTTGAGCAAGTATCGCATTAGGTCTATAACCCGTCGAGCCTTGTAAATAAACTATTTTACCTTTGTGTAAGGTTGCACCCGTACTATTCCTTACTGTTACATTTATAGTTTCTGCATTGTCTACGATTCCATCATCATCCGTATCGTAAACACTCTTATACATATCCCCTCCACCGCCACCACCTGGAGCAGTGAACTTAACTGAATTAGTCGCAGAATCATAAGCCACAACATAACCGTTAATTGGTGTTCCAAAGTCTACTTTAATCCCATCGATGTATTGAACTCCACTCTCAGCGATGGTCAAACCACTTGTGTTAATCAAAACAACATCGGTGATACCGGGCAATATGACGTTGTTATCGCCTTGAATAATTACATTTGAGTTATCCCCTCCTAAGTTATTCCCGTTACCCGTTACTACTATACCGTTGGTGTTATCGTTTATTACATTGCCTCCCGTAGCTAATAAACCTTTTTTAATTACGTTGCGTGTAGTGTTATAACCTCCGTCTTTCTCGCCTTGCCCGTTACCTCCACTTGATTGTAAGATAGTAGGTACAAAAGCATCTTGATACGCAAATTTTAAAAGTTTGCAAAGTGTTGTAGAGTTTCCGTTCGGGTCATAGTCTTGAACGGTTAATAATCTATACGCATTGTCTTTAACCCAGTATGTTTTTCGGAAGTCTAAATTTGCAATATCGTTTGGCCTAAGTTTAAACCATGCCTCTACTAATTTGGAATCCTTATTGCCTATTTGTTCCCATTGTGATTTATGGAATTGGTTGTAAAGATTATTATCGGTTGTGGTAACTCCCGAACTTTGAGGGGTTAAGTAATAATAAAAGTCTTGAACATCAAATGCAAGGTCATAATTTGGGGCGGTTAAATCATCGACGTGTCCTGCGTACGGGTAGGTTGTGTAATTAGTCGCTGATGTATTATTATAATTCCAATATCTCAGCTTCCCCGACTTCATGCCTCCAAAGTATGCAATGATCGGTTTAGGGGATTTCTCTTGCGTTTCGCCATCAAAGATGGTTCTCATAACTGTATTCTTGTCGTCATCAGTTTGTAAGGGAATTAAACAAAAAGGTATCTCTACTTTTTTAGTTTCTTTTACAAACTCATTATCAAAAATTAAATCCCTATATCCAAAATTAAAACTTGTCGCTTGTTTAAAAAGCTTATTTAAGTCATCCCCGTTCTCGGTGTAGGTAAATACTAACTCCTTGTTTTCTAATAGTCCCTGAGGCTTAATTGTAAAGTCCTTAGACGTATCTAAAAGTTCAGTCCAATCAACTATATCATTAGTGTAATATGTATCTCTCGGTTCAATTACAACACCCGTTTCATAAATCGGACTCATGTAAAGATTAAACATCTTAATTATTGCCATTAAGAAGTCCGTTTGTTTCATGTTAGGCAGGATTCTCTCAATTGGGAATGTTTGACCGTATTCTATTTGCCCATCAACATATTGAGTATAGCTATTTGTTGTATTCTTAAATACTAATCCACTTATTTTGCTATTGTCAAATGCCCCGTAGTACATAAAATTACCTACACAAAATCTAACTTCATCCCCTGCTTGTAATAAAACTGAATCTATGGCAAATCTATAATCATGGTTTGCCAATGTTGCGGGTATACTTGCAGATATAGAATCTATGTAAGTATAAGTTGACCCAGTTTTCTTTATTGCATAGAAATATAAATCTCCAGTATCGCCACCCGTCATTGTGGTTGAAACCTCAACAGTAAACTCTACCTCAAAATTAGTATAACCATTTACAAGCTTAGTGAATGTCCCCGTAGTTGCGTTGTATTGGCCTAAAGGGTCTAAGCCCGTAATATTAAATTGAAGTGCGTTAGCGTATTCTAATGCTCTATTCCCTGCGTTTGCAGTACTTACTAATGATAAGGTTTGATTTGTTGACCTTGTCGCAGTTACAATACTTGCAGCCTTTTCGCCTTCATTCATTTTGAACTTAGCTACGTCACATTGAAGTATTAACTTTTGGAATTGTGGAGTATTAAAAAAACTTGCAACCTCCAAAGGTACTTCAGCTTCCTCAAAGATAGCATTGATTATATGACCGACATAAATAAAAGGCTTAAAACTATTGTAGTTGTGACTTATAACCGTAGAAGCATCTCCATTGAAACCGAACTTATCCAACCCCACATCGACCATAGGGTAAGTAAGTTTAATTGTCGGGTCAAAGGTTGCAGTCCACGAATTTACTATCTCAGTATCGTTCCACGTTGCAGTCCCTAATGTTGTTAAATCGTTTAAAGTCTTATCAGTCAGCTTTGAAAATATATCTATATTCTTACCGTAGATAGTTATAGAGTAAGTTACTTGGTCATTGTTTAATATCTTAATCTCGTTTAACTGACAATATCCACTTATTTGTTGTAGTGTATCCTGATAGTAAATACAAGTAGCTTTCTTGCTTGGGTTGAAGTCGGGGTTGAGTTGGTCGCTATTCCTTATTGAAAATGAAACATCGAACAAAGACTTAAAAACAAAATCGTTCAGCTTACTGCCCGGTATATCCACTGACTTGCTAAAGTCACTTTGCCTTTTAGACGGGTCATCTATGTTGTAGACTTCCTTAGTGATGTTGATGTCTATGTCTTCAATGGTGTCAATTGAATATCCACCTATTACCAATTCATTTCTCATTATAGTCTTTGTCTTTTAGTGTCTGCACTCAATTCCACTTCCATAGTCACATTAAATAGTTTTTCTTTGATTGTACTCTTAGCCTGGTATTCAGTTGTTAAAATGTTGACCGCTACAAACTGCCCTCCGATTATCATATAAATCAAAGGCGATTGAACCAACTCCTTAAGCCAAAGACTTGTTTCGCTATTCACATAACCACTGTTAAGGGTGTATTTTTGTTTAGACGAATTAAAGAAGTTACTCCTTTCGTGTGAGTAAGTATTGAATGTAATCCCTGAACTTGTCCTTGTGCCTTGTAAACGATTATAATTACTACTTTGTACGGTTATATTGTCATCAGCTATTTGGGTGAAGTTAAACGCATCCATTCGACCTAAAGGATTAAGCCAAAACAAACGATTGTAGTTCCCATCCCGTGTACACTCCCTATCTATTTTAAAAGTCAGAGTATTTGAAACTATTGTCGGGGTGTTGTTTTCAAAACTGATTTCATACTTTGCTACTGAATCCGCAATCATAGGTTGAGCCGAACCACTTGCAACAGTCCATGAGTTTAAGTTTGCAGGGCCTACCAAGACACTTAAGAAGTGTTCCTTGTCCGTTGTGTCAGCGACCCAAGCATTGGCAAAGGTTGAACTTTTAAGTAGCGTTCCACTTTCATCGTAGGTCTTAACCCTCATATGGTCAGTCCCGTTTGTCGCATAGTTTAAGAATCCAAGCTCGTAACTATCCCCGACTCTTATATCAATGGTCGATGGTTGATTAGTTAAGAATGTCCCAAAGGTTGTCGGGATGCCTTTATAAACCAAGTCATCAATAGGGCTGTTAATTTGTTTTAGGTAAGTCTGAGCCGAATTAATAGCGTAAATGTAAGTACTCTCGGCACTGGCATAACCACTTACAACCGCTCCGTATTCCTCCCGTATGTTTATCTTGAACTTTTTGTAGACATTGACTCCAGTCTTAAACCCTACTGAACCTGCAATTAGATTAGTCATATCGTATGACAAATAGTTCTCAATGATTCTATGAGCATCTAAGTCAACAGTACCATCAGCATAGTAAGCAGGTTTTCTAAGTTCCGTGATTACATTAGCTGAAGCGTCTAAGACTTGGATACGGTATCTAAAGTTCGTTTGTGTAGTTTGTGAACTCGAAGCTAAATAGATGATAGGGTCGAAACCACTCACGAATAAGTCAGGTTGTTGAATGAATGTAACTGCCATTATCTATATTATATTATTTAATGGCAAAAATACCGACATAAAAAAATAGGTCAGCACCTTGCAAGTCTGACCTATTCTCCTTTTCAATCTTATATGAACAATTATAAGACTTCAAATATAATACTATTTTCAACAAAACCAAATTATTTTTTAAATTCGGTGATTAATCTAAACTCAACATCTTGACCGATAATCAAACTTAGTTTGTTAGTTAGTTCGTTGTAACTTTCATCGTTAAATGTGTCTGAATAGAAGCGTGTGCCATCAATACCCTTTAGTTTGATAGCTAAAGCCATTGACTCTGCCATTTGGAAACTCGTTTGTATTACTTGACTTGTCGACTCATTGCCTACCCTTGCTTCAAGTCCTTTTCTTGCGATGAAGTCTTGTAGGCTATTTATCATTTGAGGCGGTGTGCCTATGTTTCTAAAACTGAATCCATTGGGAAAGTCTTTATTAGTGTAAGTCTTTGTAGGTATCGAACCCGTCTTAGGGCCTGACTTATTCCTAAGTCCTTTAACTCCTAAGTCGATGTACATCCAGTAATCGTTTAAGTCAATAGCCATTGAAACTACACCACCTTTGATTATCGGGTCTTGTAGGTCTATACTCTGAGCCAAATTACTTTCAGTCTTCTTATGCTTAAGTCTTTCTCTCAGGAGTCTTCGCATCTCATTTGCGTTTGCGTTGCCCCATTCTAAAAGAACATCGGCACACTTGTCTAATATTTCATCACTTATTTTCATTTTGAATGTAATCTAATTCTATACTTAGTTTACTTTGGGTGTAGAAATGTAAACTAAAAAACATTTATTTCTTTGGTTGATTATCAGCTTTGTCTTTCAGGTAGCATAGATGGTTCAAGAAGTCGTATGCGTTCATTTTGAAGTAGTAGTTGAACTTAGACCTATCTTCTTTCGCAAATAGTTTATCAATCGTCGCATACCAAGACCATTTAGAACTAAACCAATCCGTTTCAGTTTCTTCTTCTTCGGTTTCCTTTTCTTTATTAAAGAGGACTGGATACCCTCCGATAATTTCGCTAAAAGAAGTGCAAAAAAAAACCCTATCGGATAAGCCGTGTCAACATCTAAGTTGTATTGGAATAACTCTGCCCTCCTATTGAACTCAGTCATCTGAACATCCTCATCCTTATCCTTGTAGCACATAGTCGCTAAGATTAAATGTAAGTTGTCTACAATAGCTTCTTTCTCCTTAGTCAAACTTGACATGGATATAAACTGCTCGGTATTCCAATCCGTTAAATATTGATTCACAAAGAACCTTTCGCCTTTGACTTCAAACTCAGTAACCCACGCATCAGGGAATGAACTGATGTCGGGAATGGTTACACTCTCTTGCTCTTTTAAAAAGTCAGTCCATTTCATTCGTTTGTATTCAGAAATAGGTTTGCCAGTAAGAACTGACAATACATTGTAAGCCGTTCTAATCTCATTGTTGTCGCCAATCTTAATGGCGTTGTATAACTCTTGGTATGTTTTTATGTTCATCGTATTCTATAAGTGCCAAGTCCTGGCGATTGTATAATGTGTGTGAATCCGTATCTCATCGCATCCATTAAGTGGTTGTGTATTTCAATAGGTTCTCCCGTTGGTTTATTATTCCTATCAGTTGCCCAAACATAAGACCTTAATTCTTTTATAAGGTTAGTTGAATGTTTAGTGACTAATAAGTTTTGTTGTTGTATCAGTTGAATGCCGTGTAGTATTGAATCCTTGCCCTTTAACGCACCCATGCACTTAAGACCGTAGCTTTGTAGTTCTGCTATTGACTTAGGTTCTGCACTGTCACATATTACCATTGTCGGCTCGTTTCTTATTAGATCAAAAATATTCTTATTGCTTAGTTCCTTTTGATATATCAACTCATGAAGTATAAATGAATCATTGTATTTATAAATTCCAATACAAGCCGTTGGGTCAACTGAATATCCAAAGTCTAATCCTATACCTAAAAGTCTTGCATCGTTCGGGATGGTGTCTATTGTAGACCAATTACTAAAGATAGTCCCTTGAACTGAGCCAACCTCCCCAAGTCCGTATACACGCCACCAGTTCTCCCAATAAGTTGATGTCTTAGCCTTTTCTTTAGCCTTTTCTATTTCTTTAACTATTGATTGGTCTAAGGCCTCATTGTCTTTATATGTCAATACCACAAAGTCGGTGTCACTATCCCCAAGCAATTCGGTATCTACCCAAAACTCACTAACTGGGTTATAATCTAAATAAATGAACTTTCGGGTTCTTATCGCTAATTGATAGTATGACTCCCAGTCTATATTATTACACTCGTTTACAAATAATACATCCCTTCTTGCACCTCTTAACTTACTTGAATTGTCTGCACTAAAGAACTCAATGAATGAACCGTTAGTAAAGTTATATGTCAGGCTTGATTTATTAAACTGCTCATCCCGATACATCCCAATCAAATCCATAATCTTTAAGAAGTCACGCATTGCCCCCCTCCTTAAATGTGGGATTGTTTCAGCTACAATACTAATCTCTTGTTTCGGATTCTTTATAGCATAGTCAATTAAAAAAGGCAATACGCTGAATGTCTTAGAAGCTGATGTGCCACCTCTAACCACTCTAACCCTTTTCGTTAGTTTAGATATTTTGGTCTGAGCCGTTGTCTTTTGTAACATTTAAATCTATTCCTTTGAATACTTCGACTTCATGAGTATTCTTGGTTTCGGTCTTATCTACCATACCTAAATCAGCCTTAACAATGTTTGCATTAAAGATACCGATGTAAGCCCCTCTTTTCTTTTGCCCATTAATTATATCCTCTACATGTGTATAGAGTGTCAAAAAATCATTTCCTCTTTCTTTATAGTTCTTCCAAGTATTTCTACTTATGCCCAAAAATGTGTATAACTCCTCAAATAGTAGAGGTGTCTTCTTCCTAATCATTATAGTGCCTTCCTTCACATGGGATTCCTCTACATATTCATAGTCGGTTTCCTTAAACTCAAAATACTCATCGCATCGTTGTGCTAACTCTTCAAATGATTCATAGATTTTTTCTCTACCACCTTTTAATCTTAGTTTCCAAAATTGATTGCCTATGTTTGCCATATTATTTTTGTCTTATAATGTCTAAATATAAATAAAATAGTCTATTGTCGGTTGTGAAGTTAGAAGTAAACTGGGGGCGTTTAATCTTTGGTGTTGCCTCTCCTTGTTTACTGTACTTGTCATTGTCGGTTTTTCGTTTTGGTTTCATACTTGTTTTGGTTTAATGTAAGTGTCCATAAATTCCTCAATGCTAAGCCAACTAATCCACTCCATGCCACCTGAATAAAACGAGGTGTATTCTAATCCGTCATAGTCAGTGTATGGGGCAAAGCTATCCATAGTAAGAAAGTATCTCTTTACTACGTTACAATCAGTTAGACTATAAAAGTCCTCCTCTTCTTGCTTTTGGGTTAGTTCAAATACTTCAATCCACATTAGTATATTTGTTTAGTAAAGTAATCTATTCTTTTATTGTGGACTCGGTAGTGTCCGTTCTCCCTTATCTCTACTCTTGCAAATCCTAAATTATGGCGCATGTTGTGAGGATCGTAGCTTGGGGCAAGTGTACAAAGGCAACCCGTTGAGTATGTAGTTATCAAAGAACCGTCTAATAAACTCTCAGAGTGTTCGGAGGTTTGATGGCAATGTCCTATTAACATAGAGCCTTTTAACTTGTTGAAGATTCCCTTTGATGGATTCACTGGACTAAATGCTCCCCTTACTAATAAGTGACCGTGAGTGATTGGTAACTTCCCTGCCATAAAGATAACGTCTTGGTCGTGGAACTTAATTCCCTTCTCTCTAAGTTTTAGTCTTGATGACATTGTATAGTACGCATCATTGAATAAGATTGGCGCTTTCTTCATTAGCCATCTCTTATACCAATTATCGTGGTTGCCCTCAGTCCAATGGATAGGTACGTTAAACTCTTTAATTAACATATCCAAAAAGTCCTCAGCCATTTGAAACCAATCAGCGACTGCGGTCAATTTCTGAGGCGGTGCATCGTGGTTCGTGAATGGTTCGTTGTCTAAGATATCCCCGTTTAAAATAATACAATCGATATTATTCTCCTTCCCGTAGATTAAAGCATTTCTTAAAGCTTCAACATCGTGATTAGGGAAGTGTATGTCTGACAAGATTAAAGCGTTTGTGATGTTCTTATCTAAGTGGTAGAACTCTCTTGACTTACCTTCTGACTTTGGTAAATTGAATTGTGTTTCAACATTCGGCACATGGTCAACTTGTTTGTACTGTCTTCTTCCGTCCCCTTGCGAACCCGTCAGCTTCCTAATCATTGACCTTGCGTTCTCTACTGAATTAAAATGAAGAGGGTGCGTGGCGTGTAAGTATCTTGCTATTGCCGACTTCGACATTTCAGGAAACTTAAGTATTGCATCTTCAGTTAATTTGTTTACTGGTAATTTGTTGCGTCCCATCATAAGTAATATATTGTTTTTTGTTTATAATTTCTGAATAATTGTCTCTATTTGGTATTCACCGTTTCCGTGTTCTTCGGGTTCATCCTTATTTGTTGAGGTGTCATTGGTTTCAATGCTGATTATTTTGTAGTTGAAATTCCTGCATCCTACTTCGATAAGGTGTTTTAAACTTCGGGTGTCAGGTAGGTCTTCGGTATCAGGTAGAATAAAGAATTTGTGGTCTTTATTCCATTTACTCGGCATCTTGGTTTTACGTTCATACAAATCTCTATGAGGTACTGCCATGATTAAATATCCGTTAGGCTTAGTGATTCGCATCCAATTCATTATCGCTAACTCTGGGCGGTCAAGGTGTTCTAATAAGTGAGAATTATAAACTAAGTCATAGGTATTGTTAGGGACTGACTCCATTAACTCAGCGTTCCCGTTGTCCTTATCCCATGTGTCGCACCAATCCGTCAAAGCATCAGCACCATCGTGTGTGTCTATTCGACCAACTCCGATGTCAATTACTTTTCCTTGAACATACTTGTCAAAAAAGCCTGAAGCTTCTCTGCGTGGTCTACTTTTAGATGTTTCAGCCATGATTATAATTTTTTAGCTACAATTTGTTCGTGTCCAACTTTATGCCTATCTACTTTCAAGACTTCAAAACCGTTGTTAAGTAATAGTTCTTTAAAATCTTCAATTCCGTATATCCAAATATGCTCAAGTCCATTGAACATCTTGTCATCCATTTGACCATCCTCAAGGATTATAGGGCTTTGAATTATTAAATGTCCACCCGTTACCATTAAACGGTTGCACTCAGCTAAGAAGCTTTGACTATCTTCTATGTGTTCAAATACATCTAAGGCAATTATGTTTGAGAAATATTTTGATGGCAATGTTATAGTTACTTCAGGGAAAAAACCAAACCAAAGAGTCGCATCTTTAGAATACTTTTCAATTTCGGGTTTGTACTTCTCATCCACTTCTATACCGACACACTCAAATCCTAAGTCTGACATCTCACCCAGTAATACACCAGGCGAACACGCAATCTCTAAATTCATCTTAGGTTCAATGTGGGTTAAGTTTTCAATAACAAGTCTATTCTTGTCTACAACATTAGACACTTGTTCATCAATGGATGACCTTATCGGTGTTGACCAATAGTTGTCCGTGTAAATATCTTGAGGGTTACCAAAGACTTTGCTCTTGTAACTGTTGCCTATTTTTTCGTATTCTTCAATCATAATGTTTTATCTAAAATTGTTTTAAATTGTTCGTTTGTGTGAAAGGTAAACCACTCACCACCTTGAGGGATGACATTAGGAGCGTAGACGTATTGTTCTAAAATCCTTTTTACTTTTAATTGTTCTGCGATACTAAAGGCTAAACTTTGACCGCCAATAAATAACTTGCAACCATTAATTGCTATCGCCATCTCTAATGCGTTTGAAACTTTTAAGTGTTGTATCTTATCGTTATGGATTGAAAAGCGTTTAAACTCCTTCTCAGTGCCTACAAAGTATACATTATCGTATTTCTCTAAGACTGAATAATCAATAAAGAAGTTATTGTATCGGGTAGTTCGGTTTACGATTATGTAATTGTTGCCGATGTTCTCAGGTATAAAAAGACATTGCTTTGATAGGTTCGGTCTAAATTCGTGATAGGCGTTAGCTATCCAATTCTGAATATTCCCTGCTGACAAGTTCTTGTATTCTTTTCTGAACAAGTTTAAGTCAAAGTCTACAACCATGTTCTCGCCTTTGTTCAATTTAATGACATCATGAATATAAGGTTGAGCCTTTAGCAATGGTTCAATAAAGTCATACATAAAGTCATTCATCATTACCGAACCAACGGGATGCGTTTCGTCAGTGAACCCACTTGGTGTGCCTACCCTAACGTAGAATGTTATTTTGCAGTCATTGTCTTGACAGTATTGGTAAAGGCTTGATAGTGAATATACGAGGTCACCTGCATTGCCATCGTGAACTACCTTAATGTATTTTTTCATATTCTATTACTAATTTATTTAACGCTCCAAATAATTGCTCCGAGTATGCTAAGCCGTCGCAAGACATACAAACTGGCTCACCTGCTATTCCTAAGTCCTTTCTTAATACATTTGCTTTATGGATATCCTCGTCATTGTAGACCATGAAACGATGCTCCATTGTCAAACGATAGCGACTTATAGAATCAACTATTAACTCGTATTGCATTTTGCTCAACTCCATAAATACCTATTGATTATTTTTGTAAACACGAAAGGCAAAAAGATTAAATAAGGGTCTAACATAACTATTGAAGATATCAACCCGATCCAAAATGAAAGACACGTGACGCAAGAAAATGGTTTCTTTAGTTTTCTATTCGGAAACTTACTGATTAAGAATTGGAAAAATTCATGCAGTGCGAATGCAAATCCGCTAAGCCATAAGGCTGATAATACTATCATATCTTTTTTTATTAACTGTTTTAATATTGTAATTCTCTTTGACGTATTCGTGAAGCTTTGCACCTAACTGAATACCTTTTATCGGGTTGCTGATTAAAGACTTCATTGCCCCGTCCCAATCCCCTTTAGGGGTAAGCACTAATCCTTGTTCAATAAACTCAAGATACGGTGCTACGTTACTGCAAATAATCGGTAATGAGAACGCTCCTGCCTCCAAGACCTTAATGTTTGATTTGCACAAACTAAACTTGTCACTACTCAAGGGAGCAAGTGCGCAGTCCATTAAATTATACATTAAAGCATAGTTTCTAATGTCCATCCATTCAACACGAATATATTGACTCGGTGGTCTTTGCCCGTTTGAAGTAAAGAAACTCTCAATCAAATCGTAATACTCAGGGGAGGTGTCATTATAACCACCAAGCAAAAGCTTATGGTTCTTATTCTTAAGTAACTTGCTAAATGGTTCAGCTAACTTCTTTAAGTCTAAGTGATGGTTATTTGCACCAATCCATCCAATTGTGTATTTGTCTTGCGCTTGTCTTTGTGGTATAAATTGAGGTTGTTTAAAATCAATTCCGTTAGGTATGTAAACAATGTTTGAATGATAGTCTTTTAAACACTTTTTAAGGTATTCTGAGGCCGTCCAAATGACATCAGCATAACTTATAGCATCTAAAATTCTTTGCTCTACAATCGAGTCCTTAACACCATCCCTATGATGGTAGTTTGGAAGTTGTATCCAATCATCTATGTCTAAAATAATTTTACACCCACTTTCTTTTGCCTTAAGTAGATAGTCCTCATCATGCTTATACATACGATTCAAAACAACGATATCAAATTGTCTTGGATGAAAGTCTAAAGTAAAACCATTAGTCCCTTTAATATCTAAGTCTTTATAGTCTTCATCCATATTCGCAAAAGGTATTTGCAAACGATGGTAGCCTATACCCGAATCCTTTTCATTAATGTATATTATTTTAACCATTCTTTTAGGTGTTGTCTATATTCTTTTATTGCGTGTCTAACTGATGTGTATGGGATTCCAATGTCCCTGCTCAGTTGTTTTGTATTAACTCCAGTTATAATAAGTTCGTTTAATAATCTTGAATGATAAAAGTATTTGTTGTTTTGGTCTAACATATCCGATTCGATTTTCTTAACTACTTTTTCAGTATCAATAAACTCTTCATCTATATCGTGTAAGTCATAAATAGGGATATCAAAAAGTTTATCTATTATAACAAATTTATCAGTTATATCATTATTCCTTATATTTTGAGTATGCAAATTAATGTCATCAAACATTACTAACTTCTCTCTATTGCCAAACTTTTTGCGAAATGCAGTCCAATTACAATGTGAAACTTGAAACTTAAGAATTTGCAAAGCGTATGGAGTTAAATAATTGTTCTCAGCTATGGTGTCTTTTTTATGTTGAGGCAATTCCAAAAGGATTGTTAAGACTTCGCTCTTTAATTCTTGGTGGTCGCTATGACCGTACTTTTTACAATAATCGTTAAAAATCTTTGAGTCGTTGAACTCACATAGTTGTATGTTAAACTTCTCACTCAATGTACTTGATTAAATGTTCAGGGTAACAAGCCAACATCATACACTTTTCTAACTCTTTATAAGTCACTGTCACTACTGTTGTGTAGTTAGGTCGGTGAATCCAAAACTCGACCTTTTCTGGTTTTCTATTGCGAGAACATCCCCCCTCTTTTGTGGCAATTTTCTCTACTAAGTTGTCGATATAGTTGTATACTAAGTCGTTCATAATGTTTTACAATATTAAATTTTTTATTTGAAAGTAACAAATTATTTTTTAAAGGTAGGTATTTATTTTTTGTTTGTAAAGTATTTTCAATTCCAATATCTCAGGAATACTCAGTTGCAACCTATCCCCTCTTGAGGCTATCAACTTATCATAGTTGTCCTGCCCTATCCTATCGGGAAGTCTTAAAGAGTATTCTACAAGGTTACCATGTAGATGAGTATTGCATTGGCTACAAGAACTATGAACGTTAAACTCATTGAATCTCAAGGCAGGATGAGAACCAACTGAAAGGAAGTGAGAAGCGTGAGGCGTTCCACTTATCCTATCCCCACAACTAACGCAAGGCAAAAGTAAATCTCTTGTTCTAATGTACTTATTAAAAATGGTTTGAAGTTCCTTTAAGTGTTGGCTCTTGGTCTTCATTCTTTCTTTTTTAACCTTGTTCTCAGCCTTTACTTTCTTGGCCATGTGCCCTCTTGCGTACGATAAAGCGCAGGAATAAGAGCAAGTAACTTGTAATGGTTTCTGAGGTTCAAACTCTTTAAGACATATTTTGCAGGTCTTCATAATTTAATGTATTTAAAAATGTGTTCTATTATTGGCAATGTCCAACCATCTCCTAAAAGACTTCCTGCCTTAGCTGTTGTAAGAATATCGCAATAATTATCAGGAAAACCTTGTAAACGACACATCTCAATTTTATTTGGCAATCTAAATAAATTATTTTCTTCAATTAAAATTACCATTGATTGAGGTCTTTTTTTTAAATATTTTTGCCAATTATCTGTGAATATATCTTTACAAGTGTTTTTTTCTATTAAACCTTCTGTTAAACAATTTGATTTTTTTCTTTTATTAAAACCACTTGTTATAATATCTTTTAATAAAATATTCCTATCTTTAGGTTGTGGTATATCGGTAACCAAATCAAACATAGTTTCCTTTGTTCTTATATTACTCCAGTAGTACCTATCTCTTAATTGAGCTGTAACTAAGCTTGAATTAATCCTAACGGGATAAACGCCTAAAGCTCTACTCATGATCCCTACATCCAACTTAGGAGCACTGCCGACATTTTCTTGTAGAAATAATACTTTTGGATTTAGTGATTTAATGTGATTTAAAATGTCAACAAACACAAAAAATAAACTTGACCTACTCCCGTTAATCCCTGCTCTTTTCCCTGCAGCTGATAAATCCTGACAAGGAGAACCGCTTAAAATTAAATCAATTTTACCCCATTCTATATCCCAGTCTTTCCACTTTGTAACATCTCCAACTTGAACAGTGTCAGGGAAATGATGTTGAGTTAACTGTATTGCGTAAGGTTTAATTTCACTTGAGTAGTATTTATCTACTTTTATTCCGACATTTTCTAAGGCTTGTCTGCCTGTATTCATCCCGTTAAATAAACTTAATACATTCATAATTTTTCAACTTTATATCCTAATTTCTCCAGTCTTGCTTTTACTTTGAAATAATCTCTCTCATCTATTACCTGAGTCCCAATGTGTGAGATTTTAGTATACTTAATTGTTATTAGGACTTGTTTCATTTTGTGAGTTTAATTCTAACATGATGGCTTCAAAATCTCTCTTGTATTTTTTATCAAACTGATACCAATCTGCATGGTTGCTTAAACTAGATATCAGGGTAGCGTGATCTTGTCTAAGGCTTAATGTATCTGCAATCGACCTATAACTTAATTGTGTCGAGCTTCTCATTATTTGATAATAGACCACTCTTGCTATTACAAAAGGTCGCATCCTTACCTTTACATCTATATCAACTCCAAAGTGTTCGTTTATTACATCTTTGATTCTTTGAAAATTTGCAGGTATTTCAATCTTATCTTCTTTCTTTAATTTATTCTGAAGTACTTTGTTTTCATTTTCTAATCTTGTAAACTTTGTTTTTAAATTGTGATGGTCATTTAGTAAAGTGTTGTATAGTCTTCTATACTGACTTTCGGTGTACTGTTTTGAGTCTGCTTGAGTTGTCATTTTTGTATGTTGTTTAAGTATGTTTGTAATTCGTTGCAATCTAATAAATTTTTGCAGTAATTCAAATCAAATCTTTGAATTAATTTGCCGTTCTCCCAAACCCATAGCAAATTACCTTGATGTTGGTAGTTTGCAGTCGGGAATTTTTCTTTTATTATGTCTATTATTTTATCCATTTTTCAGTTCTTGTATATTCATCATTGTAATATCGACCACTTGCCAGGTCATAGCTAAAGATTGATTGACTCGTTTCGCCCCAATGTGAAAATTTAACCTTTAAAATATTCACTATTGTTTGCCCTGAAGCGAAGTCCCTATAAACTACCAAACCGTTATCAGATTTATTGTAGAAATTACTTGAGCCACTCACATCGTATAAGCTTGGTACTTGATAAATGTCTGAATCTTTTATCTTTTGCATCTTGGTAGGATGGGCCACAATAAAACAATGGATATTTTCAACCTCACAAAACTGAGCAATCTTGTCTAAGGTTTCCCCAATGTACTTAGTCTCATTGCCAGTGTACTTATGCTCAAGTTTATTCCAAGCATCAATCACAAAATAGTCTAAACCGAATCTTCTCTTTAAAATCTTAACCGATTTCAATATTGATTCTATTGTAAAGTCCTTTTCAGGTTTAATAAAAAATACCTCAGAGTCTAAATAAGTCCCAACCTTTTGAACTTCCTCCCATGTCATCTTATCATCACCATGCCAAGACTTACCTAATATCTTACGGGCCATTTTGCTAAAGTGTAATTGTGTCGGTTTATTCTCAGGGGAATAAAATGCACCTTTCCATCCTGCTTGTCGGTGTAAACTCAAACAAATGTAATCTAAGAAGTCAGACTTCCCATGTGATGGTATCCCCGTTACTGTTGTGATATATCCCTTTACAAATCTCAAATTAAAATTAGGAATATGAGTATTGACTCCCATGTCCAATCCGTTTGTGTATAGATCAAAAATATCATCCCCAATATCTGAGATTGTAAAACTACCCTCTAAAGGAAACTCTTTGACGTTCTTAACCGCTTCTCTAAATCTATTTACATCTTCTTTAATTAGATATTCGTTTGCATCCTTGCACCCTTCAAATTCTAAAAAGAAACAATTTTCAACCCCTAACCTATCGCAAAGTTCTTGTCTTAACTTTCTGCCTGGAGTATCGTTGTCTAATGCTAAAATAAACCTTTTACCTTCTAAGGCATCCAAACAATTGTCTACATAGTTCAGGTTGTTATTGGTTAATGTTGCCCCATTTGGAACGCTGATAACATTTAAAATGCCACACTCAATAAAAGTCAAGGCATCCATTTCGCCCTCAACTACAAAGACATCGTTAAAAGTTTTTAAACAGTCTAAGTTGTAGAAGATTAATTCGCCATCTTTAAACATCTTAAAATCTTTGTCTTTGCCCCTGTACTTAACATTGATTAATTGAGAATCTCTAAAGTAATTGAATTGAATCGTTGATATTTCCTTCTGAGCCTTTGGCATCCATTCGTTTCCATCAGTTACCTTAGCCGTTTGCAATGTCCCTTGAGATATCTTACGGGATTCAAAAAACTTAATCACTGAATCCGACAAGTCCGTTTTGTTCTTCCATTCAGGGACTTTATATTCAATGTTGCGTTCTTGTTTCAATTTACCTTTATGTCCGCAATGCGCACAAAACCAAACTTGTTTGTCTAAATTTACTGATAAACATTTATCCGTTTTCTTTTTGCGTTCATGGGAACACGCTGGGCAAGTAGTCTGCACCTCTCCTGAGGTCTTACTTGTTTTGAGTTCTATTCCGTAGTCTGAGTATGTCATAATTTATCTTGGTAATGAGTTTAAGTAATGCGGTTTGTTTGGGTTTTCAATAATCTTCATGTAAGACATTGTATTCATTATTTTGTTTTTCCAATTTATAATCTCATTATCATGACCGTCTTTCCATTCATTATCTACCCAGTTATTATATTTAACTTTAATTGCATAGTCTAATTTTTGATTGTATGATTTTAATGTTTTAACATAATTAAAAAAAACATCAAATGGCGGTATTTCTTTTTCTTCTTTATTCTTCTTTCCTTCTTCTTCTTCTTCTATTGGTGTCGTTTGAATGTCGTCTGCGTTTCGTTTGCGTTTCGTCTGCGTTTCATCTGCGTGTCGGTCACCTTGATAACTATCATATTTACAAACGATTAAGTGTGTCGTTATTGAATCACCTTTTACAACTATCATGGCGTCAGTTTGCAACAAACTAAAAAACCTACGAACCTTAGATTTATCCCAATTCCAACGCTTAGACCAACTCTCTAATGATAGTATGCTTTCCCCACGTTTAATTGTGTACATCTTGCCTTTAATAATTGTCTTAGCATCTGAATAGTTAACAGTTAAAAGTATGTCATTCCATGCTTCAAATCTGCTATAAACTCTTTTTTCAGTGTATAACCAGTGGTCAGTAATTGACCTATGTAGTTTAATCCATCCGCTCATAGCATTTGAGATTTAATAAGTTTAAGTTCATCAATTAGAATCCCAATATCAATTTTGTTTAAATTAATAACTTTAAAATCGTCTGCGCCTGAGTAAAGATTTCCAATGATAATATTGCAATTACCATCTTTTAATAAATAACAACCGAGTTCATTTGTTTTGTCTGAAAAAATTTTGTCTACCATTTTCTTGTAATAAAAAAAGCCACAATTCACAAGCGCAGTAGAAGTGCAACTTGTAAACGTGGCTAATATCTTTGTTATTTAATTGAAGTCTTCTACCCTTCATAACACTGCAAATATAAACTAAATATTTAACTTTCCAAATTTAATTTATAAGTAAATTCTTTTTTGTCCAGGTTGCCGATTCTTTGGCCAACTCTTTCAATCTTACCTTGCTCAAGTAGAGTGTTAAAACTTCTGCGATAAGAGGTTATAGGCGTTCCGTGAGGCAATACATTAGCGTTATACATCAACCATGCACTATTCATTCCGTTTGGCTTAAAAGCGTTTAGAATGATTTGGTCTTGCTTCAATGTTTTTTCTTTTGAAGCTTCCAGTTCTTGTCCCGATTCTTTGATCGTGTTGAAAAACATACCTATTTTTTTAACTGTGGTTCTCATTTTGGATATTTTTAAGTTCTTTTTTGATTGATTTTCTCCACTTTGCAAAGCGTTTAGAAGTCAGTATTTCAGCTCTAATGTTGTAGAGGTGTTGATACTTGAACCCCTCAAGCATTACACTTGAGGGTTGTTCGTGTGGAGTTTCGGATAGTAGTTGTAAAAAGTTCATAAGTGTTTTTTAAAAAGGAAGCTCGTCGCTTGTTTGTTCTTTACTATCTTCTAAAGTCGGTACCGGCGCCTCACTCCAAACTCTTTTAAGGTTACCTAAGTAAACTTTCTTAGTCTTTGCTTGTCTTTCCTCTTGAGTCTGCGAGATGGTTAAACCTGCGACATTGCCGTACTGGTCTACTTGATTGTTGATTGAGATGTTGATGTTTAAAAACTTAGCCGTTGAGCCGTCTTTCAAAGTTACTTCTTTGATGTTTTCTTTTTTGATTAGGTTCAAGTTGATTGAACCGCTTAGGATTTCTGCCATGATTTATAATTTAATTTGTTTAATTGTTTCGGTTAAAAGGTCTTTGTCTTCGATTGGTACTTCAAATTTAAAGATGTTGAGGTCTATAAAAGGACTCTCAGGTAGTATGTAAGGGATCTCTTCGTTTGTAGCTGAGCCTAACCAATAGTATTTATAAAGGTCTTGAGCATCCACATTTTGAGCCTCATGTTTAATAAGTCCTAAGTCATCTTCATAAGGGCAATATACGATTAATTCTGCAAATTGTTTCCCTAAAAGAATAGCATTAGAAACTAATTGCCAGTAATATTCAGGTCGCTCGTATTTAAAAGTTTCGATATCTTGAATGTCTACAAGTTCTACGAACGATTTTAAAGTAAATGGACACTTAATGTCAATAACTGAGTCAACAGTATAACCGTCAGGACTTCCACACCAATAGTCAAAGTCGGGGTGTTTAATAGTTTCGTCCGATACAAGGGAGTATTCACGGCCTAATTGATTAAAAACAATACTTTCAAGTAGATGCCCCCAAGAAGTCGGTTTAGATGTTGTTTCGTTGCTTAGTGACCTGCCTAACCGTCTCTCGTATGAAAGTTCGGTTAAATAAGTTTCTTTCGGCTTCTTAGAACCCATAATCTTATGGATGTTGCTTGAACTGATGTTACCTATTCGGTTTTTATTTAGTTGTATGCTCATAAGGTTTTAAGATATTCAAATTGTTTGTTAAAGGATTTCACTTCATTGTTTTCTATAACCCTTAAAGTGTTTAGTATTTCATCAGTTGGCATCATATCCCTTTTAAGATTAAATAATTCGATCAACTGTTCTTTTAATTCTAATGGATTTGCATCCACTTTAAAAGCCATTGTATCCTTTCGGTTAAGGTCACATCCAAATAACTTTCCGAAGTGGTCACACGCATCCTTAATAGCTAATGTCTTTGCAATCGGGTAAGCCATGCTTAATGCACCGTTGTTTATATTAGCAAGGTCAGCAGGAGAAGTCCCCTTTGCAGTTTGTAATTGCACCGCTCCGATTCCATCGTGATACATCATAGTCGCCTCAGTTGGATGGAAGTAATGCACTCTGACTGTAACCCATACACCATTAAAGGAAGTCCCCTGGTTAGTAATTTCGATTGAGTACTTTTTAAATATCTTCCGGAGCATAAATTCCACTTTATCGATTGGGATATATTTGTGTCCTTTAACAAATGGATGCTCCTTAACCCACTCCTTTTTGGGTTCTTGATTAAGGAGTAGGTTTAACTGGTCATTCTTGTAGCTTACAAGTGCATTTTCTTCGTGTAGTTCTTGTATAGTAGGTAGGTTGCTCATAAGCTTAAAGGTTTAAAATTTGTTTGATTTCGTTAAGTCTAAGGTTAAAATCCTCTTCAGTAATTTCTTCTACACCACATACGGTAGCGGTTGAAAGATGGACTTTTTTAATTGCAGTGTTTCTTAAATCTAATTCTAAAGCAGATTTGTCATCCATTGCAGTGTGATAGCAAGAAGCAGATTGCCAGTACTTAGGCAATTCGATTTCTTCTTTGATTGTTTTTGATATTGTAAATTTCATTATAAGTAAATTTCGTGATTTTGGTATACATCGTTCATTGCATCGTGTGAAAGTAATTCTAAGCACATTTCAAACTCAATAAAGTCTCTTGTCTCTTCGCTCCATAATGCTTTGTTTACAGAGTCCAATTTTCTTTTGCCTTCAAACACAACTCCCATAAATTTAAAGTTAAAATGGAAGTCTCCATAGGCATCACAATGCAAATGATATACGATAATGTTTTGCCCAGAAAATGTGTAATGCTCTTCAAGTTGTTGAAATTGCTCTGGTGAAAAGCAGTCATTTAAACGCTCATTGTAGAGCCAGTTGTTTTTAGGTGTGTACATTATACTAAATTGATTAAGATGTTCCAAACGAAAGTGAATAATAAGGCAAGGGTAAAAATGCCTAAAGCGATGTTTTTTAATTTGTCTTTCATGATTATTTTTTTACGCATTTGTAAGTTTCAGTAAAATAGCCATCGGATACCGAACGCATAGATTCTAAATTATTATCGTCTAAACTGTAATCAGCCCCATAATAACCGCCGTCCCCATCGTAGCATTTAACTTTCCAATAAATAGTTCCTGATGGTAATTGCTCATAAATTGGTGTCCATTGTTTTAAGCCTTCGTAAACTTCTGTTGATTCTAATAAATTTGTCATAATGTTATAAATAAGTAGTGCAAAGATATACCAATATTTGACAATTTAAAACTATAAACTAATTATTTTTAGTAATTTAGTGTAAGTGTTTGAAAATTAGCCGATTATTTTTTAAAGTGAATCATCTTGAGCGATAAAACCCACGCATAAAACTGCACCGATTAAGTAAATTAATAAGTAAATCATAAGTTGGAGGGGTTACGTTCACAAAGTATTTTACAATTGCAAGTAAACTGGGATGATTCATAGCAAACGTGTTTACTTTCTTGAGAGTGTAGACCCTCGTTTACTATCATGTGAAGCAAAATTGAATAGTTGGCCAGGTCTAAAATGCTATCCGATATACTTTCGTTGTTTACTTTCTCAGAATGGAATAAGTTTCCTAAACGGGAAACCTTAACTGCAATTAAGTCTAAGGCAATTTGTTTTGCATCAGTCCCTGAGATTGCACCGCTTAGTTTAAAGTTGCTTAAACGGTCAGCATTAGCGTAGTCATCGCCTTTTTTGAATAGAGTATGCTCCATTAGTTTGACTAACTCTTTAAAATGTGTTTGTTGTTCTTTTAGTGTCATACTTTATTAAATTTATAAGTTAAATAAAAAATTGCAATTGTCAAAATGATTCCAAATATTAAACCAATTTTAAACCGATTCCACCATTTAATAGGTTGCTTAATTACTTTGGTTTGGAATTTATGTTCAAAGATTGTATCGTTTTGGGTAAGTAATTGTTTAACCCGACGTTCTTTCCAACGGATAACCGTTACTACTTTAATTCCGTTTTTAAACGTGTTAATTGTGTCAACCCTATTCATAGTATCAAACTTAATAAAAGTATCGTGAGACCACCCTCTAATCGTGTCATAAACCGTAATGGTTGAGTCTTTTAAATACCCCCATTCTTTTAGTTTGTTAATTTTTCTTTCAGCTCGGTAACTTTGGCACGATGCCAGTAAGCAGATTAGTCCGATTATTAATTTATTTTTCATAGGTATTTTCTTTGAAAGTTTCTTGATGTTCTTATTAATGCAAACTTATCTTGCCTTGCCATCCATTTGATAAAATCGCCTTTGTCTTTATAACTCATAGGTTTCGTTGTAGTATTGTTCTCCAGTTAAAAACTCTCCATTTATTGTTGATGAATCTTCGTTAGCGTTTATTATTTGCTCTTTCTCCATTGCTTTGGCTTGTTCAAATAATTCCAACCATACTTTATGAGAAATATCCCTATGTAATTGGTCTTGAACAATTCTATCAATAAGCCATTCAACTGCCGTTTGTTTTTTAAATACAATAACTTGACACTCCCCACAAATGTCCTTGCAATTATTTTCACAAGTTCTATCTTTTTGTTTTTTATTGCTCATTTTAATAAATTTTTAATTGTTAAAGGTAAAATTCCCTCAGACACCAAAGGTTTAATCGTTGACTTTTGAAGATTCGCAAAGGATACAAATTCAGTTTGCCCAAAGTGAACGGTATATCTCCATTGATACTCGACAATTTTAACCATTGCATACTTCTTTTTAAGTTCGGTTTCAATCAGGCTTAAATATTCTTGTTCGGTCATTTTACAATAAATTTTACGCCATCAATTTCCACCGATTTGACTGTCTTTTTCTTTACTTGGTCATATGCCCATTGCGTAGTCTTACCATTGGCAAGGGCAAAGTTTCTAACTGTTATTAAGTTCTTAATCATAATTTGTCTGCGTTATCAATAATGTATTTAACTTGTTCTTCGTTTAAGAATTTTTCATTCTCGCAATAATAGTCTATTAAAATACCCTCTTTAGTGCCGGTAATAGTTAATTGACATTCTTGGTCATTGAATGTTGAATCGTCTCGTTTAACAACTTTCCCTTTGGGAGTTAGATAAACATAGTGTGGTAATATCATTTGGCAATATTACAATTTAAAAGTTACAATACAAAATTTATTTTTATATCGGATATTGTGGCATAAAAAAACCCCCCATTTCTGAGAGGTCTTCTTAACTTATGAAAAACAACAACTATTATTTAAGGCAAAGATACTAAAATGTATCCTTTAATCTGCGACATTTTTCTAATTCTTTTACACACCTCATACCCCTCTCTACTTCCCGTATCGTTCGTATTACCCTCTATGGTGTGAATACTTAAACCGTCTAT